TAAAGCCGCGAAGGCGCGTGGCGCCAAGGTTAAAGCTGATGTCAATCATAGCATCTTTTCTGACATCATCAAGGTCGGTAAACCACGGATATTCCAAAGAAAGCTCTTTAATTACTCGCGCTATGTCGTTCTCAAGCAGGTAATCGACTTCATCGTCAAACAGGCCCATACCGGTGTTAGAAATATTTCGCCCTACACCAATGGTTTCGTACCCAGCAGAACACAAATAAACGTGGGACCTTACGCCCTCATGGCGCTTGAGCATGTCTAGTAGCTTTTGCATTTACTTCTCTCTGCTGACCTTCTGTATTTTTTCTACCGTCCTGAGCGTTCCCAAGCCCAACATTCCCATCAGGACTGTAGTCAAAAGCGATGTATCTACGGCAGGAACTGTAAACCAGATGCCTAAGATTGGAGACACTATGGTGGAGTACAGTAAGGCTAGTCCGCATATCCAACCAATTGCCGGGCGCCACCCCGCTACAAACAGGCTCTTATGGGAGGCTTCGACCTTGTTGACCTCAATCTGAGCTGACATCTGCTTATCGGCCATAGTCGCAATCTCGTGCGACAGCTTCTCACGCAGGTCTTTATCTGGAATTACTTTATCCAAGATAGCCGAGACAGGCCCAATCAGGGCGCTAAGTGAGGCAAGCATCTAATTAACCGCTAATGCGATCACGACAAAGACCGCTAGAATAGTCACAACAGTTGCTTGCTCTTCTGTGGCACTCATAAATTTAGATTTAACAAATTTACCTATCACTTTAACGTATTTCATAGTCGTTCCTTATTTGTCAGCTTTACTGTCAAGTCGTTTAAAGATAGCACCAAGCATCTCTTTGATTTCTCGTATGTCTTCGCGGTAGTCGTCTTTGGTAACGTACTGCATCGGTATGGCTTTCATTTCGGCGTCTATACGGTCAAGCAGAGCAAACACGCGGTTAACTAGCCAACCACCAATAAAGCCCGCCAAAGCGATAGATACGTTAAACATTACTTGATATTCCATCACACTACCCTACTGCCACAGCAGCTATAAAAATGGCTGAACCCGCGCAAATCGAAGGCTTTCTTAGCCGCCCCTAATGCTAATCCAATCTCAATCATGACTTACTACTCTGGTTAATGCCTTATAGTTTATGCGTTTTAGTTGAACTTTGCATGTGCTTTTTCCCATGCCACTAGGTCTTTTTCCAGACGCGTCAGCACGTTTTGCTTCCTGTCGGCCGACAAATTTGAGATATAGTAAGTAGGGTCATACTCATTGTAGCGCAGGGCTATTCTTTGTGTTGGCACCTTGCCCCCTTTGTCCTTTATAAACTGACACACATGCTCATGAATGTTTTCCAGATTAAAGAGTTGAGCATGATCTGGGTAATATTCCACTTGGTCTTTTACGCTAATAGCTACGTGGGGGTTATCTAAATTTGAAAGTACAAAGTCACACGACGCGTCTGGTGTAGAAAAGTCCTTAGCTAAAGACAAATCTATCTCTGAGTAACGCCCATATTTTTTTAGGTTAGCTTGCGCCATTATTTTTCTTCTGACGTTTGCAGCATTAAATAAAGAAGCAAGCCACTCTAAAGGATGCCTTATTCCCCCAATACAGGGCATGTCAGGAGAAATACGGTTTTGGGCTACAAGGTCCTCAAAAGTAATTTGTACTTCATCTAGACTTTCCCCGTATAAACTTTCAGGCAGGTCTGAATACCTCAAGTTATTGTTTTCTGCACTATACTGTTTAAACTCTTCCCAAGTCTTAAATCCCCCTTCTAGGGTGTAGCTATCGTTTTCGAAATCAACCAAACCAGATTCTATAATATACATTTCTAGAGAAGTTCCCGCAGACCTTTGGGCGCGAGTAACTACAAAGTTCTGAGAGTTAGATATGATCATTGAATTACCACTGTGTCTGTGTCGTCAAAAAATAACATGGTTCCTTCGCACACCATGTTCCAGTCCGGCCCCTCTTGTTCGCTTCTGGACGGAACCTCAATAATAACATGCCGTGCAAGCCACTCTGTATTACCCTGTAGCACTCGCCAAACGTGCTCTTCTGTACCCCTGCCCGGCTGTCCGCGAGATTTGTTAAACCTTATACGGTATTTCACTCGGGCTTTTTAGGCCAAAATACATTTGTAGGAAAACCCGACTGAGTTCGTATCTCCCTAATAACTTTACGGTATTCTATCCATTCGTCTTTTAGTTCTTTAAACATTATAACGTCAGGAAGAACCGCCCAGTCTGAGTCTTTTAATAGCTGCTTGGCCTTTTCCCAAACTATGTCGGCTTCACTTGAAGGCTTTAAAGTTTCACCTTCTACCTGCACCCAGCCCTGATCGGCGTAAGTTTTGCCCAGCCACGTCAAGTCCCCCAGTTGGTCTTGGATATTCTCCATACCGAAAATAGGACCCCAATTATTTGGTAGTGGCCCGGCTTCGCTTAGGGGTTCGTTTGTTGACAGCTTTTTTAGTTGCCACCGCATCTTCGTTCTCCTGTACCTTCAATTTTACACATTCTTTGAATTCTACCCTACCTTGATTTTTTTGGCTGGGTAAGACTGGGGAGCCTGTACCTAACCTAAAACCACTTTCCATATGCTCAGAAAAAGGAGGGAAGCCCTTTAGCCGCTCTTTTTCCTCGTCAGAAATTTCTTTCCACTGCCTCCAACTAGAAAAGTCTTCTCTGGGGTGTATATGTATATGGCAGCCTATGTTTGCAGCAAGCTGGTTTATAAGCTCTACCACCTCAACGGGCTGGTATACATTCCACAAGGACCCCCCAGTAGTCCCACGCATAGTTATTTCTGTGACACCCCCGCCCGCGTTTCCAATAGTTATGGACTGAGCGCGGTTGTCTTCTTGGGCCATAGCTTTTAACTGACGTTCTTTCATTTTTATTAATATTTGCTCGTCAAGCTGTTTTAAGTTTTGCTTTGCGTTTGCCATAGTTATTGAGCGTTCCAAGAAATAGTTATTTGACCCCCAGTACCTACTGAAACGGGGTATGTACCTGCCGTCACGGGGGCACCATTATAGGTGGCGGGTGTGCCCGCACTGCCGGGATTTCCCGCACCACTGCCGGGATTCCCAGAAGAACCCATACCACCGCCACCTCCGCCACTAGACGCTTGGGCACCAACTCCTGGGGGTGGCCCGCAGTACTGGTTAGGCAAGACTGTTGTCGCTCCGCCTCCGCCGCCTCCGCCGCCTCCTTGGCCGTAATCTATGGGGGTGTTAAATGCATTGGCACTAGTCCCGTTGGGCTGCGGGTTCGAAGTAGTAGTGTTTTGGCTTGCGGAAGTTTTTCCTATGCCACCCCTGCCCGAACCTCCTTGGGGGAAAAAAGCAGGGATGCCCGCTGGCGGAACTGAGAGAGAGGGCCAAGGAGGGCCAGACGGACAGCCGCCACATAGAGTCCCGGGAAAAGAAACACTTTGACGGCATTGCCCGCTGCCACCACCGCCACCAAAGGCGTTATTTTGTATGAATTTAAACGCATATTTACCGCAAGGGTCTTGGCATTGTGTGGCGCCTGCGATTCCGTAAGCCCCCGTTCCCCCCTTTTGGTTGGGTGGTGATACGCAGATGTTAGACGCTCCTGTGCCTCCCGGGCTAAGACTGCTGTAGGCAAAAGCAGTGTCCCCCGCGCCCGGAGGGGCCGCGCAAGAGCATATGATATTTCCGTTAACAGTGTTGCCTGTAGTACCCGGATTGCCTACAACGCCATTGACTCCGCCCGTTCCCCCATTTCCTACTGCACCACAAGTCCAGTTATAGCCCAACGCGGACGTAGGCCCCCCCGGATTACCCGGATTACCCGGACCGCCGGGAGGATTACCTACAGCACCTGTACCCCCCGTTCCCGCAGTAATAGTATTTACATTTGAAGCCCAATTAGGTCCTCCGGGGTCTGTAACGGGGCCTCCGCTTCCGCCATTACCTCCGGGGCCGTCTCCTCCGGGGTTGCCCGCATTGCCGGGATTTCCTGTTGACCCATTACCGCTCAAAGACACAATAGAAAGCCCGTCGGGCACAATAAAATTTCCCGGAGAATTAAAGGTTTGGCATCCAGCTTCTACGCTGACCCCGCCCCCAAATAAACCTACCTTTCCGGTTCCAATAGGCATGACTTAACTCCTACACGATTCGTCTAAACCTAAAGACGGTCTTTTATCAAACTTATGGGAGGCATTAGGGCCTTCTTTTGTTACATAGTGCAGCATAAACTGCGGGTTAATAGCGCCTTCCTCAAGCGGCCTTCTCCAATGAGTGGACTCGCATCCTTTGTATATAACCGCGTCACCCGGATTTAGCAGGCATTTTACAGGGTCGTGGTTTTTGTACTGCATCCATATAGGCCAAGGCTCGCTCATAGTACAGGCTACGTTAACCGTGACGCTTATTTCACAAGCGGGCCTATCAATGTGCGGCTTTAGCTCTTCGCCTTCTTGGTATACTCGACTAAACGAATAAGTTGGCTCTAAAGATAGCCCTGTTTCTTTTTCTATAACTGGAAGGCAAGCTTTTAATAGTACTTCTATTAGAGGGTCTGCGTAATAGCCTAGTTTGCTGCTATCGTAGTCCTCTATTCCTTTTTGCTTCCACTCGCCTCTGTTAATTTTGTTTTCAAAATACTGAGAAACCGTTGCAATAGTCTGTGCATCTATTAGCCCTACTACCTTTAAATAGCCTAATTTGTCTAAATTACTCATGGTAGAACCACCCAGTAACGATGTATTTGTGGTTATCTCCGTGAACAGGGTTGCCTCTGTGTACGTGGGTGTACGCGGCGGGCCACAGCACCATAGTGTTTTCTATGGGGTTGAGCCGTCTTTGCTGATATAAAAACTCGGTTTCTCCGTTTGCTCCCTCCGGTAAGGTGTTGAGGTAAAGCGTATACACAAGTCCTCGGTTAGCCATCTCTCCGTTGCCTTGTTCAGAATGCCAAATATGGTATCCCCCGCCAGAAGAGGTCTTTTGCATTTTCATGTTGTCGCACTTTACGTCTACAGTTTTCAAAGCAGAAAACTCATTTACATACTGGTCAAAACAATGCTGTAAGCCCTTAAAAAATAAATCTCTAGCGGGCGTACCGTTAAAATCTTCAAAGCTACTCTGTCTTCCATTATAACAAATTTGATAGTCGTCTTTACGGTCTTTAGGTGCGCCCTCTCCGTCCTGCCTATTTCTTCCAGCCCCAAAACTACGGTGTCGGTCAAACTCGGCTATTAAATGCTCGCAGAACCCTTCGGGGTACACATCTGAAAAAACACCAATAAAGTCTTTGTAGTCTGAAGTCA